TTAGGACAGTATACTGTGTCCATGAAATGTGTGTCGTATAGTTTGTCTGTAATTAGCTTTCGCACTTCATCTGGTATGTTAAGTGACTCAGTGTTACTCTTCATAACAGAAGTTGGTTGTGTTTTCTTTCCATCACTGAAAGCATGATAATCTTTTAGCTTTTCAGTACAAGTTTTGATTTCGTCAGCATTAAGTATTCTAAAAAAGTACATTTTGTTTCCTTTCATACAAAACAATACAATACAAGAAAGGTGTGGGGTTTTTGCAGGTACCCCACGAAACTGTAGTTAAAGATTACGTGCCAGTAGACACCGTAGCCGATTCAACAGGGTTAACAGAAACGTCAACCATAACAACGTGAATACGGAAACGTAGCGCACTTTCACCAGATGACCCACCATCAAGAATGAGAGCATCAATAGTGTCAGCACTTGTTAGCATCCGTGCATTAGCACCAGATGCACCTACGGCAGCTTCTAGGAATGGAGTGAAACCAGCAGCACATGCAGAACCGTCAACAAAACAGTCTACATCACCACCAGTAAATCCAATATCCATAGTAATCTGACCGTTACCACGGGCTTCTAGAACTTCTAGACACCCGGCAACAATCATGGTATCGGCAGGAACGTCGATCAACTGAACGATATCCCCACCAGTACCGCCATCAGCAGTATCCCAGACGGGAGAAGTGATGACGTAAGGAACAGCAGCATTGGAAGGATGTCCAACAGTGCCACCGCCCGTAACAGTACGATTATAAGTAGCCATTGTTCATTCCCTCCTTTAGCTATCCAAGTCCATCAGACCTTTGAATACGCCTTTGTAGCCAGTGCCTGATCCACGAAGAACTTTACGTCCAAATACGTGAAGACCACGTACAATGTCGGCAAAGCTGTTCGGATCACGAATGACTTCCGTTTTGGCAATATGCGAAGCAGTAACAACTGCAGACATATGACCAAACAGAATCAAAGTGTGTCCAGAGGTTGCGGAGTCGTTGAAGACATGCGTTGCTTCAGAACCTGTCGTTCCAACACCAATAGCGTTAGATTGATACAGGTCAAAACCGTGCAGCTTACGCTCAGTAACTTTACCGTTAAGAAGCGGCGATTCTCCACCACCAGTTACGGACATGTCCATAATCTTGGATGAAGCACCACGTAGTACTTGGTAAAATTGTGGAGCAGCTACAAGCCACCGATTTTCTTCTGGAACATCATTCTTATCTAGTTCCGCTGCAGCCTGTGCTACCAGATCGGCAATTTCATCGCCAGTGTTAGCAGAGGTTGTTTGCGTTGCTAGAGTACCTGAAGGCGTAGCCGCATTGTCTGCAATATTCTTCAGAACATTGTAGTCGTAGGCTTTCTTCAGAGTGTAGGCACCAGACGATGTGGCAAGAGCCTCAAAGTTAAGGTGACTATGACGTTCTTCGATATCATCGACCTTAAAGGCAAAGTAATTGCCTTGGTCAACCACCAACTGAATCTGGTCATCGGCCAGAGCTTCAGTGTTCACGGTGCTACCACGTTGGTAAGCATTAACCGTGATGGTCGGTTCTTTAATGATATTAACAGTATCCCCGAAGTTCTCAATTTCTCCAGCGTAGTCGGTATTGGTAATAGCTTCCGCTACCGAAGCACGACGAAAGAATTTGAGGACTTTTTGGGAGTAAATGACGGGTACAAAATTACCTGACGGTAGATTGCCGTACCCTGCAGCAGTAGTAAATGCCATGATAATATCTCCTTTATATCATAGACGATTGCTGTTTTCTTACTCTACGGAATCTACAACTCTTCCCTCACGAACTGCTCTGTCGATTTCCTTTTCGACTTTTTCATATTCCCAAGGTTTGAGTCGTGATATTTCCTGAACAGACCAAACCTTTTTATCATCCTGAAATTGTTCCAAAGACATTTTAGAGTTAGTCTTTGTTACAGCTTGCGCTGCGTCATTTCGTGATGTTTTAGATTGTGATCTTTTAGTTGATTTTGATTTATTACGAAGTTTTGGCGTCTTAATGTCTTTATCTGCCTTAAACAAATCAATAACTCTAGCGGCCCATTTAACATCTGTATTATTTTTATAGATGCCATCAGAAATACTATCAGGTTGTTCGTCAAGCCAACTTAAAAACACATCACTTTCCCTAAGAACTTCAAAATCAGGGTGAAGATTCATGAGTTGTTTTGCGGCAGTTTGAACAACAGCTTCTTGTTCTTTAACACGCAAATCATGAAGTCTTTCTTCAATGTCTTTTACACGTTCATTAGCTTGTAATGAAGAAATAGTCTCGACAACATCGTAAACATCAGGATATTTTTCCTTAAACTCGCTTAACTCTTCTTCGGTCTTGGGCAACTCTTGTATATCATGTTTTTTTGCCTCTACAGAAAGTTTAGCATTAAGCAGTTCTTTCTCTTGTTTCCATTCGTTCAATTTATTATCATAATGACGTTTTAAATCATCATAACGTTTCTTGAAGTCGTGAGTTTGTTCTTCACCTCGCTTAGAAGCCAAGCCTTCAGTTTGAGCAAGTTTTTGACGAGTAGCTTCTACAGGGTCGTCAATGCTATCAGCATCTT